TCACCGACGCCCGCTTTCCGTGAATGGCGCGCAACCTGATTCCAGTTTGTTTTCGATGCGCAGCAGATGGTCGGTCAGACGCTGTTCGACATCCTTTAAGGTCGCGAAGGACACATAGGTCTTGGCGACTTCCAGCTTGTAGGCGGCCAGACTTTCCCGCACCTGCGCTTGCGCGGTTTCGGCGCGGGTCCGCAGATTTTCCAGCGCGGTTTCGGCGTCGTTGCGCAGTCGGGCGATCAGCCAGAACAGGCCGCCCATCACCGGCAACTCGACGGCGGTGATCCACCACGCGAAATCCAGATTTTCGTGCATCAGAGTCTCCCAAAAAGTGATGCGATGCCACCCCCGTCCAGAACGGCGCGGAGGGTGAAGAGCTTTGGTCACAAATCCCAATCCGACGGAGCCACCACGGACCCGCCACCCCGCCAATCAGCGCGACGTTCGGGCGGTTGGGCGCTGCGGTCGAAGCGGTGCGGTTCGGCGGACAGGCAGCCGGCGACCGCGTCCAGCCCGTCGTCGGGGCCGGTGTAACGGCCATCGGGCCGCCATTCCCGCATTTCGCGGATAAGCGGCGTGTCCCAAACCAGCCGGTGCGCCAACAGCCGCCGGTCGGCCAGCAGCGCGTCGAACGCCTCGGTGATGCGCCGGACCTTCGGCGTGTGGCTGGACTGCTCCACCACGCTGGCGGCCAGCGCGTCCTTGCGCAGCCGCTCGCGCAGCAGGCCGGGCAGGAAGCGCCCGATTCCGTTGGTTTCCAGATGGATCGCGGGCAGATGCAGCGCCGCCAGCAAACCGGCGACCTGTCGGCATTGCTGGTCGGCCTCGCTGTCGGGATCGGCGGGATCGACGCGCAGATAGAGCACGCGGTGCAGGTAAAAGCGCCCGTCGTCCCCGCCGAACAGGGCGGCGACGACGCTGCCGTCGCCGGGCGGCCCCCCCTCCCCCCGTGGTCGGGCGAAGGCCGGATCCCACCAGCAACTGGCCGAGGCCATGCGCACGCCGTCCAGCGTCAGCACGGCGCGGCCCAGCGCCTCGCGATACTCCAGCTCCGCGTCGTAGCGGCCCAGCTTGTCAACGTCGAGGAAGCCCTCGGCGACGTTCACCGGCTGCAACAGCATCTGGCTGGTGAATTTGGCCGGGCCGGTGGTCTTGCGGATGCGGTTGACGTGAGCCTCGCCAAACCGCTCCTTCCAGGCGTAGCGGCGCTTGCCGGTCGCGTCTTCGTGGTAGACCGGCAGAACCAGACGGTCGAACCCGTCGAGAAAGGGCGCGACCTCCCCCACCTCCGCCCGCGCCTCGTCGGCGTAGATGGTGTAGTAGCTGTGCGGGGTGCCGACATAAAGCTGAGCGCCGCCGGGGACCAGCACATACTCCAACTCGGCCAGACGTTCGCGCAAGCCCGCCCGCTTGTTGGCGCTGTCGGTGTTGCGCGGCACCTCGACGTCGTCGCAGATGACCACGTCGGCGCGGCTGCCGGTGATGTTGCCGCCAACGCCGCTCGCCGCCATCGAGGGATCGCGCAGCTCCATCGGGCGAACGACGGTGAATTGCTCGTTCCCCCACTGGTCGCGGTCCTTGGCCGGTGGTTTCAGGTGTTTGGTGTCGGGGTGGCGCTCCAGAATGCGTTTGACGTTGCGGACCATCTTCTTGGCCAGCCGCAGATCGGCGGCCAGCACCAGAAGGCGGCGGTTGGGATCGTGGCAGAGCAGCCACGCGGCGAACAGGCCGACCAGGGTCGATTTTCCCGACCCGCGAAAGGCCATCAGCAGCATGCGGCGGTTGCCGTTCTGACTCTGCGTTTCCAGCCAGCGGGCGATGTCGCGGTGATGCTTGGGCGTGCCCAGTTCCGACAGGCTGTTCCAACGTTGCACGAAATCATGAAACCCTAAGGCGGCCTCCGTCATGAATTCCGCCCCAGAATGTGCCAACCCGCGCCGTTCGACATCGCCGTCACCGCGTGGCCCTGGCCGGTCAGAGGAATCGCCTCGTTGTCGGGGCCGGTTCCGGTCTGGCTGGTGACGGTGACGCGGTGGCCGCTGGTGTCGGATTTCTTGATCGTCACCGTGCGGCCCACCGCGTGGGCGGCGCTGGGGGCGGGCAAGCGCGCCTCGACGTCGCCGCTCCAGGCGCTGACCAGATAGAGCGACTGGTTCAGGTCCGGCTCGAACAGGCCCGTTCCCTCGTGATAATGCGCGTTGGCGGGCAGACTGTTGGCGGCGACGATCCACCAATTGGCCCCGTTCGACACCAGCGTGACGAAATCATAGCGGTTGCCCAACGCCACCCGCCGCCCGTCCGGCCCCGGCCCGTCGCTTTCGGTGATGGTCAGGATGTTGGCCGAGGCGTCGGTCTTTTTGATCGTCACCGTGTGGCCGTTGGCCGATCCGGCGGACGGCAGCCGCGCTTCCACCGGCCCGCCATAGGCGCTCATCAGATAGATCGAGCTGGCGAGGTCAAGCTCCACCAGCCCGCCATGCTCCGGCTCGACAAACTCGGTGTCAAAGCGCAGAGCTTCGACGGTCAGTTGCGTCACCCGGCTGGCTTGCAGGCGGTTTTTGTCGGGATAACCCGCGTTGACCGCCGTGAATTGCCCGCCCGAGAGATCCTGAATCGCCGGACCGGCGGCGGCGGAGAACAGGTTGACGATCGCGGTTTCCACCGACCCGGCGTCCAGGCGCACATTCGGCACGGCCCCCAGCGATTCGGCGTAGAAATTGACGATCAACGTCTTGTCAGTGTCGGCCCCGACCCGAAAGCAGGACTCGGCCATGGTGGACAGGTTGGCTTCGCAATCGAAGAAGCTGTTGTTGTATTTGCCCTGTTCGACATAGAAGCCGCTGCCCGAGATCGGGGCCGACAGCGAATAGACGCGCACGCTGTGAAAGCGGTTGGCGTTGGGCGTGTCGCCCGCCCCCGTCCGCGTCAGCCACACCCCGTGCAGCGACGGACGCGCCACCAGAACCCGCGCGACGTTGTTCCAATAGCAGGGAAAATTCGGATCCGTGTAACCATCGAAGACCAGCCCGACCTGCGGATCCCACAGGGTCAGATCGCTCAGGCTGTTCTGCACGCACGGCCCGTCGCGCCCAAACAGCCGCACCCCGGCCTTGCCCTGTTCCAGCCGCAGATTGGACAGGGTGGCGTAGCCATCGGGAATCTGGATCAAGTCAAAGGCTGTGGACGCCCCCTTGATGACCGCGCTTTGCCCGGCCCCAATCAGCGATTTGCCATGGCCAAGCGTCAGCGTGTTGGTGATCCGGTAGGTTCCCGGCGGCACATGGACCGCCTTGGCCGTGGTCAAGGCGGCCTGGATCGCCAGCGTGTCGTCCACCGTTCCGTCGCCGACCGCGCCGAAATCCTTGATCGACACGACGTCCGCCAGCTTGTCGCGCACCGGACGGCTGACCGCCCCCGCCCCCGGCGGCGCATAAGTGGACAGCGCCTCCTCGTCCACCGGCGGGCGGACGGTCGGGTTGCCCGCGCTGTCGAAGCTCAACAGCTTGCCCTGCCGCTCCGCGCGGCCCGGCAATTGGGTGGAGGCCGGAAGGTCGGTGTCGGCGTAGCGCAGCATCAGATCCTGATCGCCCGCCACCTGCTGCACCGACGCGGTCAGTCGGCTGAACTCCTGATTGAGGGCAGAGGCGGGCAGCGGCCCGCTCTCGCGGAAATCGCTGGTCCGCTCGACCGTCAAGCGACGGCGCAGCGTCACCGCCGTTCCCGCCGCCGGCGCCGTGTTGAAGGTGACGGCGCCGCCCGCCGTCGTCCCGGCCCCGCTGACGCTGTACCCGGCGCTCTGCGACGCCGCGCCCAGAAACACCTGGAGATCCTCGGCGGCGAAGATGGGAAACGGGTAGGTGAAGACCCGCAACGCGCCGTCGGCGATGTATTGCACGCGCGGTGTCCCGCGCGGGATGAGAAGGGAACTGGTCATCGGGAGGCTCCGCGTTGCCGGCGCCGGTCACGGCGGACCGTCAGAAATATTTGCTCATGAATTCCAGCTTCTGCCGGTCGGCGAGCTGCGTCTGTTCCAGCAGGTTCCGCCGCCTGATCGCGTCGAGATTCTGCTGGATCGCCTGCTGTTTGAGCTGGTCCACCGCCTGGGCGTTTTGCCGCTCGGTCGCGGTGTCCTTGGTCAGCCCCAACAGGATGGCCTCGCCCGATCCGTCCCCGGCGGCGACGCCGCGCGCGCCCAGGCTGGCGCGGGTCTTGCTGACATTCTGGCGCAGGGCGTCGACCCGGCGCTTTTCCGCCGCGTCGGCGGCGGCGACCAGTTGGGCCGATTGGGCCTGCGCCTCCTTGTCCTGCGCCAGATAGGCCGCCTCCTGGCTGGCCCGCAACTGCGCCAGCGTCTGTTCCTGGCTGGAGCGGTAGCTGTTCATCTCGTTGGCGCGGGCCTGTTCGGCGGCGACGCGGGCGGCCTCGTCCTTCTGGCGCTGGAGTTCGGCGTCTTGTTGACGCAACTGGTCCTGACGCGCCCATTCGCGCGCCTGCGCGTCGGCGGACAATTGCGCCTGCTGTTGACGCGCCGCCTCCGCCGCCGCCGCCGCGCGCTCCGTCGCGGTGCGGTCTTCGCTGTATTTGCGATCCAGCGCCGCTTGCTCGGCGGCGGCGCGGGCGGCGTCCTGCTGGCGTTGATACTCCAGCGCGGCGGCCTCCTGCTGAGCCTTCAGCGCGTCCTGTTGGCGCTTGTATTCCAACTCGGCGGCGGCCTGTTGGGCGGCGGCCTGCTGCGCCGCCGCGTTGCTGCTGCTGTTGCTGGTGCTGCGCACCGTGTTGATGACCGATCCCGCCAACGGCAGGGCCGACGTCACCAGAGGCGTGATGCCACCCATCAGTCGTTCACCTTCATGTCCATGGTTACGGAAAGCAGCGTGAAGGGCAGCGGCGCGTCCTGTTCGATGCGCCACAGCGGCACGTCGATGTCACGCCGCCAGCCCAAAGCCCGCAGCCGGCGGTCGCCCGACACGCGCGGCGGCACGCCGTCTGCGGGTTGCGGTCCCAGCCGGTGAAGCGGCAGATCCTGAAGCCCGCGCCCTAGATCGACCCGCAGCGCCGCCGTGTCCTCCAACCGGAAGGTCACGGCGATCAACCGCACCAGATCGGCCCCGCTCGCCTGCCCCAACAGGTTCGCGGGCAGCGGTTCGATGCGGTGGCTGTAAGGCAGACCGGCTTCGACATGGCGGGCGGGCGGCGACAGGGTGATGGTCCCGGCCTGCACGGCGACGGACGGGCGCACCACCCCATCGGCCAGCACGGTCAACGTCCGCCCTTCCAGATGCGCGAAGCCGCTCCACACGGCGGTGTCTTCCGCCTTGTCGGCCACCACCGCCGCGTCGAGGTTGAGCGAATCGTCGAACCGCTCGATGCTCCACACGCCCGCGCGGTCGATCAGCGCGAACACGTCGTCGCCGACCACCGCGACCGACCGCACCAGCCCGTCGGTTTCCAACCGGGTCCAGGCGGTGACGTCCTCCGTCCGGTAGACGGTCAGGGTGCAGAGGGAGCCATCCTCCATCGCCACGAACAGCAGGCGGCGGGTCTGGTCGTAATCCTGGTCGCGCGGGTTCACCACCAGATGGCGGGCCAGCAGCGCCAGATCATTCGCCTGATAGGCCGCTTCGGTGTCGGTGTAGAGGAATTCGCGGATTTCCCGCCGGTTGCGCGGCACGAACAGCGTCGCCCCGTCCACGTCGCGCGGCGGGATGCTGCGGTCGAGCGGCGAGCCGATGCGGGTTTGGCGATGCACCTGGATGCTCTGCGGCGTCAGCGGATCGCCCGTCACCGTGTATTCGGCGCCCGAGGTGAAGACCTGCAAATGGCGGCCCGAAAACACCGCGCGGATGGCGTTGACTTGGTCGGACAGGATGCCGAACTCGATGGCCTCGTCGTCCAGCCCGGTCCCCAGATCGAAATTCCAGATGTTGGCGGAGCGCGACAGCCACAGCCGGTTGGGCAGATCGCGCGACCCGCCGATGACCAGCCGGTCCTGATGAAAGGCCGCCGACACCGGCCAGCCGCGCAAGGCGGAAAAGGCCTGCTCCTCCCAATCGGTCGTCGCCGCCACGCCCGCCAGCGTTTCCTTGACGGTGGCGTTGATCTGGGTGGCCGACGCCACGCCGGTGACGAGCAGTTGCTTGTCCTGGATGCGGATGCGCGTCCCGTCATGGCGCTGGTCGAACACCGGGGCCGAGGCCGTGACGGTGATCGCCCCGCCGGTTCCCGACGGGGTCAGCGTCACCGCCGGATCGGCGAAGCGGTAAAAGGGCAGCCGGATCACCTCATTCTGGACGACATAGGCCCACTCCGACAGGGTCCAGGCGTCGTTGTCGCCGCGCGTCAGCTTGCGCGGGCTGACGTCGGGGTGGCAGATCAGCAGCGTGTCGGCGCTCTGCGTCCAGGTGATCTGGGCCAGTTGCGCGCCGCTCCACGGCGTGTCCACGCTGGCCAAGCGGACGCCGCCGCGCAGCACGTCGATTTTCCCCGCCGAAAAGGCCAGCAGATAGGTCTGTTCGGTGTTGAACTCGAAGGCCGCCAGCCGCCCGTCGCCGCGCGCCAGCCACGTGAAGGCCAAGCCGGATCGCCGCGTCACCCCGCCGGTCGGGTCGATGAAGACGTTGCGCAGGGCCAGCGCCCCGTTGTCGTAAGCGCGCAGATCCCCCCGCCCCAACAGACGGCGGCCAATCTCGCCCGCCGTGAAGTTGGTTTTGACCTGTTGCAAGCGGCCCATCACGCCCTCGCGTCGATCAGGGTGAAATCCTCGAAGCCCGGCTGGTTGTCTTGCTGGGCGTCGATCTGGCGGGCGCGGCGGAACTCCGCCTCGGCCAGCCCGACCAGCGCCTCGGCCCGGCTGCTGCTTTCGGTCAGCGGGATGCAGAATTCGGCGGCCAGCCGGGCGATCAACGCTTGATCGAAGAAGGGCGGAAAATCCTCCTCGTCGGGCCGCCCGACATAGGTCAGCGTCACCTGGTCGGAATCACAATGCAGCGCCCGCCCGGCGATGCGGTAGCCCAAGCCCCGCCCGCGCCCAGTCCCGCCCGCCCCCAACGCCCGCAGGAAATCGGTCGGAAGCTGAAAGGCGTTGGCGTAATCGGCGACCGGCTCCACCGCCAGACGCGGCAAATTGGCCTGCATGGTGGCGAAGCTCCAGGCGTTGGCCGAGAGCAGCGCGTCGCGCGCCGGACCATAAAGCGCCGACGCCACTTCCGCCTCGGCGGACCCGTCGTCGAAACTGGCGATGGCGGTCGCGCCGATCTTGATGAGCGCGCGACCGCACAGACCGATGGCGGTGAGGGCCATGGCGGGAGTCTCCAGATGGGGTTGAGGATGGATAAACGACGGCCCCCTCCCCAACCCTCCCCCGCTTGCGCGGGAGAGGGGGCCTTGGGGAAAAGCGGCGCCCATCCCCTCTCCCGCGTGAGCGGGGGAGGGTTAGGGAGGGGGCAAGCGTGGCGCGGCGAGAGTTGACAAAGACGTCCGCGATCCCCCTCAGACAAACTCCGCCTGCGCCCACGTCCCGCCATTGGCCAGCAGGTCGAAGGGTGAGAAGGAGGTCTGATCGAGATAGACGTCGAACCAATCCCCCGCCGACACCGGCAACCAGGGGGTGGTCGCCATCGGCGCGACGTTGCGCGGCGACATGTTGCCGTGACCATGGGTCGCGGCCCGGCCCGGATACTCGAAACCGCCGTTCCGCCGGATGGTCAGATCGCGGAAACCGTCCATCGCCGGGTCGATCTCCAACCGGGCGGTCAGTCGGGCGAAGCGCGCCCAGGACGGCGTCACCACGCGGGTTGGCGTCACCGGCTGAAAACAGCCGTCGCTGTCCCACACCACCGTGGTCCAGATCACCCGCCCGCCGACTCCCGGCCCGAAGCTCTGCGGCTCGGCCAAGGTCAGCAGACAGCCGCGCAGCGGCCCCAGCGCGCCGTAACGGTCGAGCTTGGCCTTGTCCGCCGCGCTCATGAAACCATCGGCCTCCGCGCTCGCCACCGCATGCGCCGCGCCGCCCGCCCCGACATGGGACAGCGGCGTGGCGTCGAGGATGCCGAAGCCCGACAGGGTGCGCGGGGTGTTTTGCACCTCCGCCCATTCCACATTGCTGGTTTCAAAGGTCGGCGAGGCCAACGACACCAAGGCGACGTTGCCGTTGCCGTCAAAGGCCAGCGCCTTTCCGGCGCGGGCCTGGCTCGACGGCAGTTCCGCCGACAGGGACGGGCTGTCGCCCAGCGGAAAGCGCACTGACCGGCTGGCGGAATCCTGCCCCTGCTGGGCCAGCAACGCCAGCCGGTCGAACGCCTGATCCGCCGGAACGCCGGGATAGCCATGGTCCAGCGCGGGCATGGTCCGCGCGATGACCACGCTGCGCCCCGGCGGCGGCGGCGCCGGAAAGACGATGGTTCCGCCGCCCGGCGCGCCGACGCCGGTGACGGTGTAGTGGGTGTTGAGGACCTGCGCCGTCTCCGCCCCGGTCACAGCCTCGCGCAGCGCCACCGTCAGATGGGCGGCGTCGAGGATGCGAAAGCCATAGGCGAAGGCCGCCCGCGCGCCATCCGCCGGATGACTGGTCCGGCACCCGTTCGTCAGCACGCTCATGGTCCGGCCCCTCAGTCGCTGTTGGCGGCGCCGAACGGGGTCATGTTGGCGACGTCCACCACCCCCGCCGCGTTGGAGGCGACGATCAACACGCCGCCCGACGGCGCGCCGCCAACCGCGCAATTGGCCAGAACCATGTCGCCGACCCGCAGCAGGTCGGCAGCGCCGTTGAAATAGCCGATGGTGTCGACATCGGCGGCGAGGTCGTGGGTGGTGTAATGCCAGAGCGTGAAGCCGTTGGCGTAGGCAAGCACGCTCAAATCCTTGGACGCGTAGGCCATGGATCAAGTCTCCGGGGATTGGGGGTCGGAAAAACACGCCACAGAGCGCAGGGCCGAAAGGAGGATCGCCGCCGATTTGCGGCGCCTGGAGGCGATCGACGCTTTCACCCCTCGTCACGCCCCCACCGGGAGCTTGCGCGACAAGGCTGGGAGGGCGTGAGAGGGGGCGGCCCGGCGGCGGGTCAGGCCTTGATGATGTAGGTGACGATCAGGCTGGGCTGGGCGTTGTTGTGCGCCAGCCCGCCGCCGACGCCGCTGGTCAAGGAATGCGACACGTTGGACGTGCTGTTGGGATCCTCGCTGCCAGCGCCGCGCGTGCCGGACGACGGCACGACGTAACCGGCGTGCGGATAGACCGCGTGGCGATGATTGGGAATCTGGCTTTCCGTCAGCGTGTGCGTCTCGGCGCCGCCCGCCGCTCCGAGCGTGGTTCCGGCGATGCCCGACCCCGCAGAGGTCAAGCGGTTGACCGCCGAACCGCCCATGTCGTCCTTGCCGGCGGGCACACGTCCACGCATATCCGGCAGATTGAAGCTGGTCGCGCCGTCACCGGGGCCAAAACTGACGCCGAGGACGGCGAACAGGTCGCTGTAGGTCGTGCGGTCAACCGCGCGACCGTCGCACAGCAGGTAGCCAGCGGGCGCGACAGCGCCGCCAAAGACCAAAAGAGCGCCGGTGGGGACGAGGCAGGAACAGGTCGTCATCGGGGTGTCTCCATGCAAATGGGGTTGGCCTCCGCCGTGAGGTCGGAAGGCGAAAATCAGCTCAACGGAAAGGTTTCAGCTTTCCAGGCAGCGCAGGGTGACGACGCCGGTCGGGTCGATCAGGGCGGCGCCCTGGCTCATCATGTTGTTGACGAAGTGGGCGGCGCGGTCGCCGTGCCAACTGATGTCGGTCTTCACGTCGGCGCCCGCCGCGTGGCCGACCGCCGTCTTGTGGTACCAGTGGCAGAGCCGGACGTTGCCGGTCGCCTTCAACCCGGAATGCGGGATCCACAGCGTGCCGAGCCAGCGCTTGGCCTGGGTGCCGCGCCAGGGCAGCTCGTCCGGCCCGACATAGTCGGCGCTGGCGAACTCCTCAATGCCCAGCATCTGGCTCCACTGCTTCCAGCCGACCACGGCGAAGCGCTGGCCGTCGTCGGGCACGTCGGATTCGCCCATCATCTCGAAGGCGTCGAGCACCTTGGCCTTGGTCAGCCCGTCGGTGTCGCCGCCCGCGAAGTTGGTGGATTTGTTCAACTCGGCCAGCAGCAGCTCGTCGGTTTTGCGGCCCAGCGCGTAGGCCCCGGCGTTGGCGATGATCTGGCGTTCGTCGATGTTGGTCTTCAGCTCGTCGAGCCGATCCACCCAATCACCGGCGTAGAAATCATACAGCGGGCATTCGACCGGGGTGTGGTCGAGATTCATCACCGGAACCACGCCGTGGCGCGATTTGGTGGAGGCGGCGCCCTTGCCGACCTTCTGGAAGACGGTGGAGGCGCCCTGCACGTTGTTCTTGGTGCGCACGGTGCCGCGCAGCTTGGACCCCATGCGCTGGTAGGCCTCGTGGACCTCGCGCTCGAATTGTTTGACGAAGGATTGGGCGATGCTGGTGGACAT